TGCTGGTCGAGGGCTGGACCATGCCGGCGATTATGACCCTGCCGCCGACGTCGCTCAAGGCTTTCGACGTGTACAGCAGCGCGCAGGCACGCACGCGGGGGCAGTCCTACTTCACGGCCTGGACGCGCATAGAACTGGCGCAAGAGACGAACCCGGCCGGCATCAAGTTCAGCGTCGCCAAGTTCGCCGTCGCCAAGCCTCTGAGCGCCGGTGAGTTGGCCGCCGTGATCGACGTGCGGCATCAGTACGCCGAACTGGTTCGCAAGATGGGTATCGGCGGTGACGATTACGCCACCGATGGCACCGACGCCGCCGCCCGCAACTACCAGCAGGAAGAGGCGACGGATCCGTTTTGATGGGCGCGCGGGGCGGTGGGTGACGACACCGCCCCGTCCCTTCCACCCGACGCAAAGCGACGCAGCAGCGAGGCAATGATGGCAACCACGACAACAACGACGGTCAAATTCTACGTGACAGAGGTCAGCGACTGCCCAACCTGTGAGGGCACAGGCAGTGTCTACCCCGACCCGTGCACCGACTGCCAGGGCACCGGCACGATCGAGGATGCGGTCGAACTGACGGCGGCCCTGACCGCCCTGGGCATCCTAACCCGCCTGGAGCAGGTCGAACGGACCGCCGGCCGGGCGGCGTACCAGAGCGACGCCATGCTGAATGGCGGGATCTAGCCCACTATCGCACCGCCGGCCCCACCCGGCAACCCAACGCCGGGGCGAGGTGCCCACCACCTCGCAGCCGCAGGGGAGCTGTTGACAGCGGCGCAGGAAGGGCCGGCGGTGCGGGGTGTAACTGAGACAACGAAAGGACGAGGGACTATGGGCATGTTAGAGAAGATGGCGAGACGGCTGGCACAGGACGCACTCGAGCGCGTGCAGCCTGGCATCTATACGAGTGTAGTTGATGGCGTCTGTCTGTATCGGATGCTGGACGGCAACTACCAGGTTGGCGAGCGCCTCGGAGCCGGCGACGAAGATGCGCCCGGCATCAGTTTCGAAACTGCCCGCGAGTCCATGGTCGCAATGATGGTGGAGCAGGCCGGTGCGCTGGTGGTGGTGCCGGAAGATGCGCCGATGGATAGCCGCCTGTTACAGATTGCGGATATGTTGGTCAACAGTGCCGACGTACCCACCGGCCCTCAAGATGTGGCAGACGGGACGGCCATCGTGCAGACGGTCAAGCAGGCGCTGGACTGGCTGGCAAAGGCGCGGGCAGCCAACGCTGAGAAGAGCAGCGAACTTCGTGATGCTCTCGCCAAGGTACAGCACAGCAACGCCGATTTCGCTGCGGCTTCGAACCAGGCGAACAACCTCCAGGCTGCGCTGGATCTATGCCGTGAACAGCTTTACGCCGCTCAACAGGAGATCGGCGCTCTCACTGCCAAGCTGGAAGCAGCGCAGCGCACAAACGTCTCTTATTCCGGTCAGCTCGAAGGATGGCAGGGGCGCTACGAAGGGCTGTCCGAGGCGCTGAGCATGGCAATGGATAAGCTGGCGGCGGTGCGCTAATGGACGAACAGGAAGACGGCTACTCGGGCATGTTTTACATCATGCTCATTGTCGGCATCGTCGGCGTGCTGGGCTTCGTGCTGGTGGCGGCCGGGGCGGGATCATGACCCACCGCTACACGTACAGGGGCCGGGGTTACGTCTCCGGCGGCAAGTGCGGTATCTGTGGGCGGGAGTACACCGAGAAGGTGTGCCCCTGGTGCAGCGTGCGTGTGATGGCCTTCCTGGCGGTGGCGCTGCTGTTTGCGCCGGTGCTGCTGGGGGCGAACTAAGCAACCACCGCCGATACAACGGCGTGGCGTAGAGCGAGGCGGGCGGCGAGTGTCGAGGGCAGGCGCCGCCCGCCTTGAGGATAGAGGGAGACAGCGACGAAATGAGCAATACCGACTTCAACGAATTTGCCAGGACCTATGCCGAATGGCTGGCAGCGAACAAGATCGACATCCACAGCGCCAGCGGCTTGAACGTACAGCGCCGGGACCTGCATAGCCGCCTCTTTGAATACCAGAAGGATGCGGTGCTGTGGGCGCTGCGCCGGGGCCATGGTCTGCTGGCTGAGCGGTTCGGCATGGGCAAGACGACGCAGCAGATTGAAATCCTGCGCCAGGTGCACAACGCTACCGGTGGCGGCCAACTCGTTATCTGTCCGCTTGGCGTGCGCACGCAGTTTGTGCACGAAGATGGCCCGGCAATGGGTATTGAGTTTACGTATGTGCGCACCGATGCGGAAGCGGAGCAGGCGCTAGAGCGGTCGCCATTCCTTATCACCAACTATGAGCGGGTGCGCGACGGCGACATCAGTGCCGAATGGCTGGCAAGTCACATCACGGGCGTGTGCCTGGATGAGGCCGCCATCTTGGGCAACCTGGGTACCAAGACGCAAGACCAGTTCCGCATCATCTTCGACAGCATCGAATACAAGTGGGCGGCCACCGCCACGCCGGCGCCGAACGACTACCGGCAGCTCATTTACTTCGGCGACTTCTTTGACGAGCTGGACGCTGGCCAGGCGCTTACCCGTTGGTTTGGCCGCAACCCCGACAAGGCCGGGGATCTGCAGTTGCTCCCGCACATGGAGCATGAGTTCTGGATGTGGGTGGCGAGTTGGGCGCTGTTTGTCGAGAAGCCGTCTGACCTGGGTGCGAACTACAGTGACGACGGATTCACTATGCCCGAGATCAACATCGTCTGGCACCGGTTGACCTCCGACCACACCAAGATATGGGACGCCACCGATAACAACGGGCAGCATTTCCTGCTGAAAGACACGACGGCCGGCGTTACCCAGGCGGCGCGCGAGAAGCGGGACAGCCTCGACATCCGGGTCGCAGAAGCCGCCCGCATCATCGAAGATGCGCCGGAAAAGCACTGGATTATCTGGCACCACCTGGAGGACGAACGCCGGGCCATCAGCCGCACGATTGAAGGTGTGTCGCCGGTGTGGGGCTCGCAGGACCTGGAAGAGCGGGAGCAGACGATTCTCGACTTCTCGCACGGCAAGCTGCCCATCCTCGCCACCAAGCCGGAGCTGAGCGGCAGCGGGTGCAATTTTCAGTATTTCTGCGCCGACGCCATCTATGTCGGGTTGAGCTTCAAGTTCCGCGACTTTATCCAGTCGGTGCATCGCATCCACCGCTACGGGCAGACCAAGCCGGTGACGATCCACATCATCCACACCGATGCTGAGGACGCCGTGCGCGACAGCCTCATGCGCAAGTGGCGACAGCATGACGAGCTGATGGAACGGATGCGGGCCATCGTCAAAGAGCACGGGCTTACCCGTGAATCCCTGGTGAGCAACCTGCAACGCAGCATCGGTGTCACCCGGCAGGATGAGCGCGGCGAGGCCTGGCACGTCGTCAACAATGACACGGTGTTGGAGTGCTACACGCTGCCGGAGAACTCGATTGACGCCATCGTCACATCAATTCCGTTCGGCAATCATTACGAATACTCTGCGAACCGCAACGACTTTGGGTTCAACGACACCGACGCCTCATTCTGGCGGCAGATGGATTTTCTGATTCCCAGCCTCTACCGGGCGCTGAAGCCGGGGCGGATGGCGTGCATCCACGTCAAGGACCGCCTGCTGTACGGGCACCAGACGCCGCACGGCATGATGGAAGTCGACTACTTCTCTGACGACTGCAACCGGGCATTTCGCAAGCACGGCTTTGTCAGTTACGGCCGCATCACGATCCCGACCGACGTCGTGCGCGAGAACAACAGCACGAACCGCCTGGGCTGGACGGAGAACAGCAAGGACAGCTCCAAGATGGGCGTCGGCATGCCCGAATACGTGCTGCTGTTCCGCAAGCCGCAGACGGACAAGAGCCGCTCCTACGCTGACCAGCCGGTGCGCAAGGACAAGGCGGTCTACAGCCGGGGCCGCTGGCAGACGGATGCGCACCAACTCTGGCGCAGCAACGGGCACCGTCTGCCCGACGTAGCAGGACAGCCGGACTATGCGCCGCTGCTGACCAAAGACGAGATCAACGGCATGGATGGGGCGCAGCTCTATCGTTGGTGGCGTAACCGGATGCGCAGCGGCGCCCCCTACGACCACGAGGAACACGTCAAGCTGTGCGAGATGGTAGGCGAGCGGCTGCCGTCCAAGTTCATGCTGTTTCCGACGATGGTCGCCGCCGACGCCGACGATTACGTCTGGACGGATGTCCTGTTTATGCGCACGCTGAACATGCAAAACGCCCGCCGCCGCCTGGCCAAGCACGTCTGCCCGTTCCCGTTGGACATTCCCCGGCGCTTGATCGTGCGCTACACCAACCCCGGCGACCTGGTGCTTGACCCGTTCAACGGGCTGGGCAGCGTGCCATACGTGGCGCTACAGGAGGGGCGGCGGGCGATGGGCGTGGAACTTAACGCCGACTACTACCACATCAGCTGCAATTACCTGGCTGAACTGGAGATGACCGTGCACGCACCGACGTTGTTCGATGTGGAGACGTTCGCCGCCCCAATCGACGACGACGAGATCGACATGCCGGAACAAGAACTGATGGCGGCGGACTGATGAACATCACCACCATCCTCCGCAACATCCCCGATGATGCGCCGGCCACCGCCTTCGCTCCGTCCCCCGTCGGCGCCTACCGCAGGGGCTTCGAGGACCGGTACTACGACAACGCCTGGTTCTGCCCCTACCGGCCCGGCAGTGCGGAGGCGGGGGAGTACGCGGCGGGGCACATGGCGGCAAGCGAGTTGGAACGAAAGGAAGTGAGGCAATGAACGACGAACAAGACAGCGAGGACCCCATTAGCGGTGCGGTAATCTGGCTGCTAAAGATTCTATTTGTGGTTGGCGGTGCTGTGGCGTTCGCCTTGCTGTTGGCGGCGGTGGGCGCATGATTACGCTTCCTGTCTGGCAAATACTCTTGGCGATGTTTCTGTCTGGCTTTGTGTGTTTCTTTATCGGCGTCATTGCAATGGCGTGTGTGGCCATGTCGCACTATGACGGCGACGAAATGCGGAGTGAGGAAAAATGATCGCCGAACTCTTCGCTACCCTGCGCACGCAGCTCGCCGATGCGCAGCGGCCCGGCATAGCAGGCGTCAAGGCCCTGGAGGGCGCGGCGCAGACGGTGGCGGCGCTGGAGGATACCGTCAAGCTGACCGAGCAGCGCGGGGCGACGCGCGAAGCCGCCCGCTATGGCGAGATGCTGCGCCATATGAGCGGCGGCGACCCGGCAAAAGTCTACGCAGCTGAGCGGGCGGCAAGGGCGGAGAAGCCGGAGTTGTGGGCGGGGGTGTATGTGAACACGGAGAAAGAGCAGGCATGAGCGTGAAAACATTAGCACTGGGCACGACCGTCTATATCGACCCGTCGCAGTGCGACGCTCCCACCCGCGAGGAACTAGGCGGCGCAATCATCGGCACCACTGGCTACCCGCGCGGCGGCGATAAGGTGATGGTGTGGATCGGAGGAATCGGCAGAGAGCGCACAGTAACAGTGCCGGTTGCCGCGTGCAGCACCCAACCGCCGCAGGGCAGTCTGTTTGGAGAGGGTGGGGAATGATCCCAACCCTCCCCATCGAACTAGGCGATGTGTCTCCAAGTCTTGCGCTGCTTGATAGCGTCGATGTTGCTGTCCGAGACGCCATAGTCATCCGCAATCGCCTTGAGGGTTTCACCCTTAGCGAGACGCTGCCGAATCTCTATTACCTGAGCGGCGGTGAGTTTGGCGAGTGCGTGATCTTCGCCCAGGGTACGCCCAGCCTTGTTTCTGCCCTTAGCCATCTTGTCGTCATTATTATCCTTGAGCGTGCCAAGCCAAAGATGGTGCGGATTGACACACGCTGGCACGTCGCATTGATGGCACACGACCATACCTTCGACAAGTGGCCCGTTGTGGATTTCGTAGCTGAGCCGGTGGGCGCGGATGTTCTGCCCGTACTCGGAGAGAATGCCGTAGCCCTCACGGTTCTTTCTACCAGTCCACAGCCAGCATTCATCGTCGCCGCGCTTGTCTACGTTGCTCCAAAACTTATCGAGCAAGGCGCGCTTGCGAGTATCGAACCCACTGTGACCATTGATGTACTTCAGTGGTTGACCCTTCACCCATCCCAAGGATTTACGGTTACGGTCTGCGATCTGCGTCTTTTGCCCACAGCCACACATGCACAGTCCGCTAGGGTTAGGATTCTCGATTTGCAGGTCCTTGGCTTTGTTGTGACCTGGGAGGAATCGAGCGGGGTGCCCCTTGCGGTATCCCTTGGCGGGATAGGCGCCATCCTGGATAGGCGCAGCTTGACCACAGCCGCACTGGCACTGCCCGTAGGGATACCGCAATCCGTACTGAGTAACCCACGGGGCGTACTCTTCAAGGTTTGCTGGGAAAGAGGGGGCGGGGATATGATCATGCATGTCATTCGCTCCTTTCAGCGTTTGACCAAGCCCTGGGATGTTGACGCATCGCCAGGGCACTTGTATTTGTTGCAGGATTATTCTACCACGTTCCCCAAGTTTCACCAACTCTTTGTCATGTCGTTGCGTCATGTTATCCCGACCTGGCAGGACCTGGAATGTATCAAACCGCGTACATTACGTCTCCTTTAAGAAAGGAACATATGAACACGATTACGGCGACAGTCGCCGCGCCTACCGAGCCCGCTATACCGCTCATAATGACCCCGGCCATCATCCTCCTCGCCGGCGCTGAACTGCGACGCATCGTGGGCGCAGAGCCCGCCGCACCATTTGCCAGGGCATTACGCCGTTTCGGCGACCTCAGTGTCGAACTGGTGCGGGCCCGCACGACATGGCGGCTCTACCTGGCTGACCTGTCACCTATCCGGCACACGACTCACGACCTGTGGGCGACGGCGGTATCTGCGCCGTCGGTGGATTGGCAGCGGACGCCTGACGGGTGCCTGGTGTGGTGCGAGTGGACGGAACCGACCGCATGAACCACGGTGGCTGTACCCACTGCTGCCCAGAGGGCCGGCCATGTGCCTGCAAGGGCACATCACACAGCTTGCACGTCTGCGGCGATGAAGACTGTGAGTGTCACTCGCAGGGGCGATACAGGCGTGAGACTGGCAGGCCGGCCTATACCCGCATCACCCTCCGGCGTGGGGGGGGGGGGGTGTTCCTGTACCTGGGGGCCCGGGGGGGGGTGGGCTGGGTTGAAGTAGATCGATACGTGGACGCACCGAGTCCCAACTGATCGGGTACGGCGCAGTCCGGTTTCATAGGCGTAAGGCGAAAGTGGCGAAAGAGGGGAGGCGAAAGCTTCCCCTCTTCGCGTTCCCGGTGCACAAAAACTTCACCATAAGTGATATTTAAGTTGAAAAATATCACCTCATGTTGTATACTACAGATGCGACACGTAAACGATAGGGCGGCTTTTTGATTGCCTAGTTTGGACCTAAAACCCACCCAGTAACCCGGCGTAAGCCGTCCCGTTTGCGTGTCGCAACCAAACGAGGTTACTGGGTGGGTTTTGCGCATTGGTGAGGCATGGTCTACTTCTTGAGGATGGCAGGGACAGACTATTACAAGATAGGCTACACCTCGCGGGAGGATGTTCTTTGGCGGCTGGCTGAATTACAAACAGCCTGCCCGCGTCGGCTTGAGGTGGTTGCGACAGTCGAGGGCAACGAAGCGACAGAAGCCGACTTACACCGCCGATACTGGCAGTATAGGACGGATGGCGGCGCTGAGTGGTTCGAGATTCCGCCTGACAAGGCAAAGGAGTTTGACAATGGCAATGCAGGACAAAACGATTATTACGGTGCGGTTGGAGGGGCTTCGCCCTTTGATGTTCGACCGGTACGCGGGCGACAACAACACACAGTTGCCCGTAGCGGAGAAGATGTATCTCGGCAAGGATGGGGCGCTCATGATGCCCGCCCTAAATATTCTTTCGTTGCTCGTAGCGGAGAACACCAAGTCAGTGTGCCGCCAGTTCTTCGGGAGGAACGGCAAGACGATCGCCTTGGGGATTAGCAGCTACACGGCGATCGACCCGTTCGATATTCCCATTCGTGACGACAGCGGCCCGATCCGTTTCACTGGCTGGAACGGGCAGATCAGCCAAGCCAAGCATGTCGCCCGCGTCAAGGGCGGTATCCCTAACCCAAAGGAGCGTCCGGTTCTGGCGCTCCCTTGGCGGCTTGACTTCACTGTCGAGTATATCGAAAACAAGTTCTGCACACTGGAGAACTTGCGGCAGGCATTCGACATGGGCGGCACGTTGGGGCTAGGCACGTTTCGCCCCATGTATGGTCGGTACCAGTTGTCTGGTTTCGATATTTAGCGGCGCGGCCAGGCAGAGCGTGGCGGGGCAAGGCAAGGCGAGGCCGGGAGCGGCCTGGCTGGGCCCGGCAAGGCAAGGCAAGGGTACCACAACGGCGCATGGTGCATTGGGTGGGTTCGATTCCCGCCCGCCGTTTTGGCAGGGCAAGTCGGGGCACGGCAGGGCGAGTCGGGGCTCGGCCCGGCTGGGTGCGGCGTGGCTGGGCTCGGCAGGGCTTGGCAAGGCATTGCAAGGGTAGTTTCGTGGCGATGGTCTGTGGGGCGGTTCGACTCCGCCCACCACGATTGGCTGTGCATGGCTAGGCTAGGCTCGGCACGGCTTGGCAATGCGTGGCGAGGCCAGGCTTGGCTTGGTGTGGCACGGCTAGGCGAGGGCAGTAAGAAACCGGGAGCGCGATGCTCTCGGTTTTCTTTTTCTTACACAACACAGCTACTAAGTAGGGGATTGAGTTTATTCACTCACAGTGATACGATTGAACATAAGTATTTTTGTAAGTGTTAGATAGTATCGGGAGATGCATCATCCATGCAGGAACAACAACTTGCCGCCGCCACTTCACCGGTTTCACTGGCGCAGACCATCGAAGGGCAGACCCTCACCGCCGGCAAGACGGACATAGACGTCGCCGAACCTCTCACCCCAAAGACCCATACCCGCGCAGGCATCACCAAGAACCACAATCGCGGCCAGTCCAAACAGCGCCGTAGGATGGCCGCGCAGTCGAGACGGCGCAACAGGTGACAACGGATACACGTAAGCCTTACCAGGAGACAACAAGATGACCAAGGTTACAGTAACCAGTATCGATGGGAAGATCGTCATTGCGTCCGAGTTGGGCGACCCGCTGGAGATCGTCACGGTGACGGACCCGCCACCACCTCCACCCCCACCGCCGCCTCCTCCTCCTCCAGATCCCGACCCTGAGCCTGTGCCGGCCGGTTGCATCTGGGTGGACGTGGAGGCGCTGCGCAAGAAGACGCAGAGCGGCCCCGCCTGGGAAGCCATGTTCAAAGCTGCGAAGGCGGACCCCGGCACGCCCAGCGTAGAGAATCAGGACTCCAAGCACAACACCAACATGCAGGCCAACGCCTACGTCTACGCCTGCACTGGAGATACCTTCTTCCTGAATCGTGTCCTCGCCGGCCTGCGCGCCATCGTCAGCCCTTCACTCAAGATCGGCCGTGCGCTGGCTCTCGCGCGTGAAGTGCCCGGCTACATCGCCGCCGCCGAAGGCATCGAACTGTGGATGGTTGATCCTGACCTGGACGCCGCTTTCAGCGACAAGCTGCGCTACTTCCTGACCTGTCCCACATCGGGCGGCGGTCCCGCATCGTTGGTCAAATCGCAAGAGCAGCGGCCCAACAACTGGGGCACGCACGCCAGCTGCGCCCGCGTGATGATCGCCCGCTACATCGGCGACGATGCCGAGCTGGCCCGCGCCGTCCAGGTGTTCAAAGGCTTCCTGGGTGATCGGGCCGCCTACAGCGGCTTTACCTATGGCGAACTCGACTGGCAGAGCGACCCCGCGCACCCCGTTGGCATCAATCCCAAGGGTGCTACCATCCAAGGCCATCCCGTCGATGGTTCCCTGCCCGAGGAGCTGCGCCGGGCCGGGGGCTTTACGTGGCCACCGGGCAAGACGGACTACTACTGGGAGGCGGAACAGGGCATCACGGCAACGATCCAGGTGCTAGAAAACGCAGGCCTGCCTGCCAAGTCCTGGTGCGACCAGGCGCACCTGCGCTCCGTCAAGTGGGCCTATGATGTCGCCAAGTGGCCGCCGAGCGGCGACGACAGCTGGCAGCCTGCCGTGATCAATGCGTTGTATGGCACATCCTATCCGGTGCCCAGTGGGGCCAGTGCAGGCAAGAACCTGGGCTGGGCTGAATTTACACATCAGTAGGAGCAAACTATGACTCGTGAACCAGTATTGTCAGCACAGGCGATTGCGGCCGCAGTGTCGGCTGTCATCATGCTTGGTCTTGGTATGGCCGTCTCGTTGGGCTGGATCAACCTCAACGATACGCAGATGGGTTCGATCGAGAAGTTCGTCACGGCGCTACTGGCCTTAATCGTCCTCGTGGCGCCTCAGCTCGTGGCGGCATTCTGGGCCCGCAAGCAGGTCACACCCCTGGCAGCGCCCAAACTGGACGGGCAGCCGGCCGCGATCGTGCCGTTAGCGACGGCGCAGGCCATGGGCTTTGCGCCGCAGGTCGGGCAGAAGGACACACGGTAGATGGACCACGACCTGAGGCACGACCCCGATGAGGCACAGGATAATCTGCCGGTGGTGAGGAGCCGGCTGGCGGACCCGGACTGCACCGTCTGGACACAGACGGTGAACCAGCGGCTGACACGGCTAGAACAGGCAATGGAGCGCATCGCCGATGCGGTGCAGGTGCTAATTTTGCGCCTGGACGATGGGAAGTAGGGGCAAGGGATAAGACGATGGTGCGGCGGGAGTACAGCGACGAAATCAAGGCGCAGGTCATGGCCCTGGCGGGTGCAGGGTACGTCTACGGCTTGCGGCACACCGATTCGGATCGCTACTTCTATGTTGGATGCTCCAAGTATCTGTCAGAACACCGTCTCGCCGCCCACCTCTATGCCGTGGAAAGCGGCACACACTCAAATACTCACTTCGCCAACACAGTCAAGAAGTACGGAGCCGACAACATCGTCTGCGACACGCTCGAAGTGACAACGGCGGCAAACAGATTTGAAGCCGAACGACGATGGATCGACAAACTGAAGGCTGAAGGTCATCGGCTTGTCAACCGTATCCACAACGACGTAGAGCATCGATTCGACACCTATCGCACCTATCAGTTGCCGTACGAGCGTTGGCTGCAACTTCTCGAAATCGTGTCGAAGCCGCCACCGAGGAAGAAGGCAAAGTACCAGCCGCTAGCGGACGAATTGCACGCATTGCTGCGCGACCTGGTCGCCATTGCCTACGAACTGAAGTTGTACCCCTGGCTGCAGGAGGGCGATTGCGATGGCACGCCAGAGCAAGCTAACGCCTGAGACGCAAAAGAAGATCGTCGACGCCATCGCCGAAGGTAACTACCTGGAGACGGCGGCGGCGATCGGTGGGGTTACATACACTACGCTCAACAACTGGATGAAGAAAGGCGAGCAGGCGTCATCTGGTGCCTATGTTGAGTTTCTTGAGGCAGTAAAAAAGGCGGAGGCGGAAGCGGAAGCCCTGCGCGTCAGCCGCATCAACAGGGCCGGCAGGGCCGGCAACTGGCAGGCTGATGCGTGGTACCTAGAGCGGCGCTACCCAGACCGGTGGGGCAAGCGCGTACAGGAAGTAACGGGCAAGGATGGCGGGCCGCTGGAATACGTGCAGCGCGTGCAAGAACTGACGGACAGTGAGCTTGAGCGAATCATACTTAGTAGAAGCGGCGCAAGAGCTGCGGAATAGACGGCGTGCCCGCAATCATCTGCTTGACTTCACATGCTACACCTACCCAGACTATGCCGGCAACTGGCATCACCAGTTGATTTGCTCCTATCTAGATAGATTTGTAGCGGGCGAAATTACGCGGCTGATGATTTTCGCACCGCCACGTTCTGGCAAGTCGGAGCTAGTGTCACGGCGTCTGCCCGCGTTCATCCTGGGTAAGCGACCGGACACAACAATCATTGCCACCAGCTACGGCGCCGACCTAGCCAGGCGCATGAACCGGGACGTGCAGCGCATCATGGATGGCGACGAATACCACCGGCTGTTCCCTGAGTCGAAATTGTTCGGCGCCAACGTGCGCACCGTTTCGCAGGGCTCCTGGCTGCGCAACTCCGATATGTTTGAGGTCGTAGGCCATCGTGGCTACTACCTGGGGACAGGCGTCGGAGGCAGCGTGACTGGTTCCGGGGCGCACGTGGCCATTATTGACGATCCGGTCAAGAACCGGAAAGAGGCCAACAGCCCCACCTACCGCGAATCCGTCTTTGACTGGTACACCTCCACCCTCTACACCCGTTTGACGCCTGACGGGCAAGTGCTGCTGACCGTCACTCGTTGGCATGAAGATGACCTGGCGGGTCGGCTGCTGGCGCTCGCCAAGTCTGACCCAGAGTCGGACCAGTGGGTAACGCTGATTCTGCCGGCGCTATCGGAGGACCCTGTGGCGCCCTATGACGAGCGCCACGTGGCAGGCAAAGCGCTATGGGAGAATCGTTGGGGTATCGACAAACTGCGGACCATCGAACGAACCGTTGGCTCCCGTGACTGGGCAAGCCTCTACCAGCAGCGGCCCTCACCGGATGAGGGCGAGATCTTCAAGCGGCACCACTGGCGCTACTGGCAACCACGAGGGGCAAATCTCCCGCCGGTCACCGTCACGATGGCGGATTCGTCGGTTGTGGAGGTAGAAGCGGTAGATCTGCCCGCCCGGTTCGACGAGCTGCTGCAATCGTGGGACTGCACGTTCAAGGACACGGCCGCCAGTGACTTCGTTGCCGGCCAGGTCGTGGGCAGGCTGGGAGCCGACAAGTTTCTGCTCGACTACGTGTGTGAGCGACTGGGCATCGTGGCCACAATGGAGGCAATCCGGTCGTGGCGCATCAAGTGGCCCAAAGCCATCGCCATCCTTATCGAGGATAAGGCTAATGGGCCGGCGGTCATCCAGATGCTGCACAAGGAGATTGCCGGGTTGATTGCGGTCGATCCCAAGGGCGGCAAAACATCCCGAGCCTACGCCGCAGCGCCCGAGGTGGAATCAGGCAACGTGTATCTCCCGCACCCGCTCATAGCGCCCTGGGTGGGACGGTTCATAGGCAGCGCGGCGTCCTTCCCCAACGCCGCACACGACGACGACGTGGACGCATTTACACAGGCAATCATTCGCTGGCAGGAGGCGGGACAGGTGGCCACAGCGCCGGCACAGGTAACGAGTCAGGCGACGATACAGGAGATGTTTGGATGATACTTAGACCACCCAGGCTGGAAACAGAAGACGCGGAAGTGGCGGCAGCGATTGTCTCAGCAATTCGCACAGCCAAGGCGCACAAGCCCAGCAACCGCACGGAGCTGGACCGCGTTTACGCCGTGACCATAACTGAACTCGAAAAGGCGTATGCTTACTTCGTGACCTTCACTCCCCCACCCCTTGCCGAAAAAGGCCAGACCCCGCCCCCGTCAATTGATTCGTTCGTTGCGTCGCTGCGCAAGCTTATCGCTGACATCAAGGCTGCTACGCCTGACGAAATAGATGCCGACTTGGCGGCCGCCGCAGTCGCAGAATTCGAAAAAGCATTGTCCGGCCTAGACGTTGAGCAGCAGGAAGCAGCCGCGACGCAGGATCAATCGGAGGCGCCACATGCCCACCATTCTTGACCGCTTCACTGCCCTTTGGCAGCGGCGCAACACTGCGCCCCCCGTAGTGACGACACATGACGCCAAACCGGCAGCACCTGCGGTCGTCACCTTCACTGCGCAGCGTGACCGGCGCAGCCGCATCGCCGACTGCCGGGACATGGCAGCAGACGACCCGCGCGCCAAGCAAGCACTTGCCACCCTAGCACGCGACGCCACGAAGGGCGGGGTAACGCTGCAGATCACCGGCCCACGTGCTGACCAGGCGCAGGCCGTCGCCGATGCGCTGTTCGCCCGCGTCAAGCTGTTTGCCCGCATCGACGATTGGGCCCGTTTGACCTTCCGCGACGGCGATTCGTTCCTAGAGGTAGGCATGGCCGCCAACGGAGAGATTGTCGAGCTGACCCGCAAGCCTACGCTGGAGATGTACCGCTGGTCTGACGACTTCGACCGCTTCTACGACCCGGCCGCCGCCTTCTACTGGACGGACCGGCCCACGCTCAGCGACGTGCCGCCGGCGGATGCGACGTTCTTCCCCGAGTGGCAGATTGTCCACGCCCGCTGGGACCGTGACGAGGGCTCCCGCTACGGCACGCCCATGTTCGCCAGTGCCCGCAAGGCGTACAAACGCATGGCGCAGGGCGAGCTTGACATCTCTATCCGGCGCAAGACGCGCAGCGGGCAAAGATTCGTGCACGTCCTGGACGGTGCCAGCGCCGCCGAAATCGAGGCATACAAGGCCGCCAACAAGCCGGCCCTCGATGACCCGTTCGCTGCTGTCAGCGATTTCTTTTCCAACCGGCCGGGCGGGCTCCAGGTCGTCCAGGGCGATGCGCACCTGAGTGAAATTGAGGACGTCAAGCATCATGTGCAGACGTTCGCCGTCGCCTCGCCCGTGCCCCTAGAGCTTATCGGGTACGGCACTGACCTGAACCGGGACATCCTGGAGCAGAAGCAGACGCAGTACGAAGACGCCATCGAAAGCGTGCAGGGCTGGTTGGAAGCGGAGTTCCTGCTCCCGCTGTTGGAGCGGCAGTGGCTCATGCTGGGTATCTGGCCGGATGCGTTGACCGTATCCTTCCAGTGGAAGCAGAAGAAGCGCCCGACGCCGGCCGGCATGAAGGACATGGCAGCCTTTGCCGCATCCATCAAGGCGGCCGGGCTGCTGACCGACGGCACGCTGCTGCACATGCTGGCGACGGTGCTCCCCGACTTCGACGTCGATGCGGAGATTGCGGCACTCGAGGCGCAGGCGACAGAGGATGCAGCGGCGGCGGCAGTGCAGGCGGCGGAGATGCAGCGCATCGCCATGAACGCCGTGCAGGCGACAGACCAACAGGAGGAACCGCAGAGCGACGCCCAGAATGATGCCCCGGCCGTTGGGCAGGTCCAAGCAGGCAAGGGAGGTGCACAGTGACTTACGCATTCGCGCCGCAGCCGGACTGGTCGCCAGGGAAAGCGCTGGTGGGAGAACTGCCGCCAAGTCGCCGCTGGCACTGGCTGTGCGCCTACTGCCACACCGTCCAAAAGGCGGACCGTGACGCCTGCGCCAACTGCAACGCACCTCGGCCCGATCCGACGCCAGACGCGCAGCCAACTCCAGAACCGCAGGTTGTCGGTATGACAATCAGCACGGAAGCATGCTGGCATTGCCGCTACTGCGAGACACTAAACACGGTCGGTATCGACGAGTGCCGATGCTGTGGTGCCCGAGAAGTTCAGATCACCGAACAGCAGTGGCAAGCCATTCACGACCTCGTTGCAGCGCACTTCAGGAGATAGCCCATTGATCCCCACCATCACCCCTCGCAACGCCGACCGGCTGCAACATGTCGCCGTCACTCGGCTGCAACTCTATGTCGCCGGCCAGGTGCATGCACTGCTTTACCCGTTTCAGGCATGGCTGACGAAGGAGGTCAGCAGCGCATCCGACGCCGACGGTATCGCCGATGCAGGCAAGCTGGCAGGCGTGATGCGCTCCGCCGAGACGCGTTGGCGAGCGGTCATGCAGGACTACGTGACACTGTTGACCAGGGCACGGCAGGCGGCCGGCAGCATCGCCTTCGGGCCCTACCGGCTGCGCCACAATCGCTACATCACGGCGCCGGTCGAACAGCTGCAGGAGGCGTTCACGCCGACCTTGGACGACTGGGGTAAGCTGGCAGAGATGTGGCTGCGTCGGCGCAACTATGCCCTCCAGGTGGCACAGCAGCGGGTCTACTCCGATGGGCTGAATCTGTCGCAGCGCATCTGGCGGCTGGAGCAGGGCGGCATGCAGTCCATCCGCAACACCATCGCCACCGGCATGGCGCAGCGCACAAGCGCCGTCGAACTGGCGCAACAGCTGGAGGAACAGCTCGCAGCCGGGCAGGACTGGCCGCGCTGGACGCGGGCACGTCTGAGCAAGATGGACGCGCGCGAGCGAGCGCAGGATACCAAGGGGCTGCTGCGCTCAGCGCGCGACGTCCCGGAGGGAGGGTCAGCCGGCATCAGCTACAATGCGCTGCGTCTAGCACGCAACGAGATCCAGATTGCCAATCACGCTGTGACCAGCGACATTGCCATCCACTCGCCCTGGGTGACCGGGCGCAAGGTGATGTTGTCGCCGGCGCATCCGAAGTCGGACATCTGTGACGACTATGCGGCCGGGGGGCCATACGACAAGACAGCCAACTTCCTGCCGCTACACCCGCAGTGCCTGTGCCGGTGGGAGGAAGTGCTTATGCCGCCCAGTGACTGCGCACGCCAGATGCGAGGCTGGGTGGCGGGAGAAAACGACTTCCTCGACGACTACTCTAGCTGGCTTGGGCAGCGGTCGTTCTCACCCATCCCTGAGCCGCTGAGTATTGCCGCGGCGCAGGAACTGTTCGAGGCGATGCAGATGTGGCTGGACGGCAACACGGACGCAATGGCGACGGTGTTGAAGGTGTGAGGCGAATGGAGACACTACAGGCGACGGTCGAACGGTGGATAAGTCTCAAGGGCAACGACGGCAAGACGCGAGCCAGGCTGAATCTGGACACTGGCGAGTTGGTCATCCGGGACCGGGGCGTGTATCACAAGTGGCTTCTGCGTGCTCTACTAAATGGGAGCGCCAGCCAGAATGCTACTGTGAGTGATACTCAGGGATTGAAAGCCCCCTGAATCCATGGTAAGCTACACTTAAACTGATATTCTATGTAGCGCCACGAGCGCCACAACCGGGACTTACGCCGGTCTGTGGCGCTTTTTCTTTTGGCCCCAGTGGCGAGGCATCCAGATGGAACTTACAGAACAACAATTTGTAGCGGCGGTGCGGCGCTACTTCGGCCTGAGCGAAGCCGTGCGCTCCGACGCCAGCCTGGAGGCGCAGCGGGAAGCGCTCGCTGCCGCACTGAATGAATGGCCCCTACGTCCCAGTAACGACCTCTTCGTCGTCTTGACATTCCCTGACCGGCTGATTGCCTTTGCGTGGTCGCCGGAGATGGAAGAGCGGCAGGTGTGGGAGATTCCCTGGCAGGAAGACGGCGCCGGCGGCTTCACCTTCGGCACACCCGTCGCGGTCAAGGAGGTCCGGCTCTACGAACCAATCACCGAATCTGCGAAGCCGGTCAAAGGCCAGCGCTTCACGGAGACAATCGAGCAGACGCTTACCGTCACCGAGTCCAAGACTGACGGCGGCGGGCGCAAGGTCAAGGCCATCGGCATCACGGCCGATGTGGTCAACGCCAACGGCCGGCGCTATCCGCGCAAGGTCCTGGCAGAGGCAGTGTCCCGGCTCAACGGGCATCTGCATGAGAGCAACGGGCAAGGTCAATTCGTCACGACTGGCGAGGCGGAACATCCGTCGGACAAAGGCCAGCGCGCCAACATCCTGGAGACGGTAGTCAAGTGGCAGGCGGCATCCCTGGACGCACCCGGCAAGGTGCTTCTGGAAGGCGTCATCCTCCCCACCGCCAAGGGTCGCGACGTGCAGGTTCTGGTGGAAGCCGGCGTTCCTATCGGCGTGTCGATGCGAGGCTATGGCACATCCCGCACCATCCAGCTAGACGGGGAGAGCGTGCAGGAAGTGACCGAATTAACAATCAAAGGTTTCGACCTGGTGGCGCAGCCATCCGACCCCAACGGGGCCATTGTGGAGGCACAGCAGGACGAAGAACAGCAAATTCAGGAGGCACAAACCGTGACCGAGGAAGAGAAGAAGGCGCTAGAGGAAAAGCAGCGCCAGCTCCAGGCCGAGCTGGACGAATCGAAGAAGGCTCTGGCCGACCAGGGCAAGCAACTGGAAGAGGCCCGCAAGGCGGAGGCGGAACTTGCCGCCCGCAAGCAGGCCGAAGCGGTCGAGACGGCGATCACCGAATCGACCAAGGACCTGAAGTACGGCGATGCCTTGAACGGCGCCTTTGTCGAGGCGGTGCGCTCTGCCAAGCCGGCCGACGCCGCTGCGGTCAAGGCGATTGTCGAGGCGAAGCGTGTCGAGTACGACGCCATCGTCAGCGCCGCCAAGCTGGGCGGCATGGGCAAGAGCGGCGTCGAAGTCAAGGGCCCGGTGTTCGAGAAAGAAACCGGGCACCCTGAGTTCACCCGTGCCGCCTGGGAGCTGACCGAATCCCTCGTCAAGGCTGGCGAGGCAACCCGTCGCGACTTCAGCAAGCCGGACCAGCCCCGCGCGGCACTGTTCGCCGCCGCGGCCCTGGAACGCTTCGACCGGGTGAATCAGCGCCACCTGCTGGCGGAGGCGCGGGCGTTTGAGGAAGCCGAGACGGCCGCCGATCTGTCCCTGCCCTACAGCGTCAGCCGCATGATTATCGAGCAGGCCTATCCCGAGCTGGTGGCCGCCAACGTCTATGACTTCGGCGTGACCGACGTCAGCCCGGCCAAGATCTTCTACGAAGCCTACGCCGGCGAAGTTGGCGCATCGGTTACGGTGACCGACGAAGCTGTCACCGCATCCCTGCTGGACTGGGTGGCCCTCGCCAACAAGCGCGTCCGCCCCGGTACGGTAGTGGTAACGCACACGAGCGGCAGCCCGACCTATGCCGAGGGCACCGACTACGTGATCGACTACGAAGAGGGCAAGATTCTCGCCCTCGCCACGATCACCGAATCCCAGTCGGTCAAGGTTGACTACGTAGCGGACCTGTTCCGCCGGGGCGAAGGCGTCGCCATCCCCCGTGCCAAGAACACGCTGTCGGATGCGCTCATCACGATGTACGCCGACCGGCTCGCCACCCAGATCACCAAGGAAGCCATCATCTTCAGCCGCAGCCAGCTCGGCTACGACGCCGTGACCCGCACCCTGGGCAACCTGGCACGTCTGCTGCGCCGCAAGATTGACAAGGACATCCTGTGGAAGGGCCTCACCTACGCCCTCAAGCAGGCGAACAACAGTGGCGGCACCTGGACGGCTGCGAGCGACGCCATCAGCATCCTCGCCGGCTACATCGGCATCGCCAAGGTGAAGGTGCACAACCGCAACTACATGCCGACGGGCATCCTGATGAGCGCCACGAACGCCGACCGCCTGAGCAACTGGACGGACGGCTTCAAGCGTGACGGCTTCCCGAATGCCGTGCTCAACGCGGCGGGCTTTGCCGGCGGCGTCAAGGGCCTGCCCATCTACATGTCGACGGAGTTCCCTGACGGGTACATTCAGATCGTAAACCGTGAGCTGGTCATGCACCGCGTGATGCAGCCCATGACCATCTATGGACCGTTCCCGTCCTACGACAACGGCCTGCTGGTGGCCCAGGATCAGTACTACATGGAGGAGTTCAACGGCTCCTTCGTGCCGGTACCCGAGAAGACCTCCTACGTCAAGGTGGCGTAGCCAGGCCGCGACCAGCCAGTAACGAGTAAACAGGGGCGGCTCCAACCGCCCCTTTCCTGGAGGACATTATGACGACGAAACGAGTAACGGCGGTGCTTGCCGCCGTGATGATTGTGCTGGCGGCGCTGGTGCTGATGCAGCCGGCCGCCACACCGGCAGCGGCGCAGGACGCACCATCCAGCCAGATGACGGTGGATGTGCTGAGCGCCACCTATATCGCCACGAACACCGTCAACACCGCTGCGCCGAACATTGACAGCGCCGGCCGTGATGTGAGCAAGACCGCCGGGTGGAAGAGTGTCGATGTCTTCGTGACCGGCACACTGTCCGGCACGGCGTGGTTGACCGCCACAGCGCAGGTGAGCGCCGACGGCACTAACTGGACCAACGCCACTTACGAATACTGGACCGGCAGCGCCATCGGCACCAAGACCCAAGCCAGGTCGCTCAGCGCCAACGGCACGACCTACATGTCGATCCCACTGGCTGGCGAGTACTGGCGGGTGAGCGTGCAGACTACGGGCGGCGTGACGACTACGGTCAAGGCCACGCTGCGCCGGTAAGGAGATTCACATGCTGACAGTCCAGTACAAAGGCAAGGGAGAGCGCACCGTCGGCGGGCTGGTAGTCTATCCCGGCGAGCTGCTGGCGACGACGCCAAGCCTGCTGGCAGCCTGGCAGGCGGAACACGGCGACGTGTTTGTCGTGATCATGGGCGAGACGCAGAGCGAGACGCCAACGCCGCCCGTCGAACCGGAACCGCCGGCAGAGACGGAACCAGCGCCGGCCGCCGCCGAAGTCGAACCGAAGGCTAAGCGCAAATGACCATCACCCTCGCCGCTCTAGCCGACCGTTTACAGCGCGCTGCGCCCGCCCGCAATGGCGTGCCCGGCGACTACGAACGCCTCGCCCAAGATGCCGTGCTGCAGCTCAGCCAGGACGTGCCCGTCATCACGGCCGTAACCATCCAGGTTACCGCCGGTCAGGCCACCTACGAGCTGCCTGCTGACTTCTTGTATGAGATAGAGCTGGCGGGCCTGCCTGTCCAGGGTGGCGTTATCGTGAGCAACGGCGGCCTGATTCCGATGGGCGCTGGCTGGGAGGAAACGCACTACATCGAAGGCGGCGTGTTGCGCTTCGACCCCGTGCCAACCTACTCGACGACACGCACGCTGCGCTACGCAGCGCAGCACGTCGCCACCAACGGCGTCTACCCCCGGCTCAGCGAGAACGGCGCACGGGTGGCGATGCTCTACGGGCAATACCTGGCGCTGATGGAGCAGGCGAATGCGACGGCCGGCGATGCGTGGTCATACAAGATCGGCGACGAATCTGTCGACAAGCGCGGCCAGGGTGCTGCCATCCAGGCGCAGGCGAGTGCGGCGCTGACTAACTACCAGAATGCCATCCGGCCGCTGCAAGGCTACGGGTCCCGGTACAAGCAGAACCCCTATGCGGTAGGAGTGGAGGTCTAGGTGCTGACAGCCGGCGACCGTGCGGCCATGACCGCCGACCTGCAAGCCATCCGCGACGACCGCCCGGTCAGCATCGCCATTCGTCGCAACGGTGCGACCCTGGCAGCGCAGACCGTACGTATCGCCCGCGGCGGCAACGTGCAGGCCGGCGTTACCGACACGGACGGGTTGCAGGCGGCGGTGGGTGCGGTGGTGGTGGTAGGCGATGTGGCCCTCGACATCCAGCCGAACGACAAGTTCACGGTCGGCGGGGCGCTGTACGAGGTCATTGCCATCCACCCCAACCGGGACCATGGCACGCAGGCGCAAGCCAGGCAGGTGCACTGATGCCACAGGCAAAGGCGGGCATCCGCTGGAGCACGCCACCGAGCGAGCTGGCGGCGGCCGTCGAACGCTATGGCGACCGCGTGCTGACAGCAGTGGCGGCGGTGGCGCAGCGAGTGGCGACCGAGATGCAGAACCAGGCCCAGGCAGATGCGCCCTGGACGGACCGCACCGGCAACGCGCGCACGGGCATCTTTGGCACCAGCGAAGCCGACTTCGGGGCCCGCGTCGTGACCATCTTCCTAAGCCACGGGGCGTCCATCGACTACGGGATCTGGTTGGAACTGGCGAATTCAGGCCGCTACGGCGTCATCATGCGCACGATGCAGGCGCAATACGAACCGCTGATGCAGATGCTGCGGGAGATCTTCGCATGAGCGCCTACGCATCCATCCTGGCAGCCCTCCAGGGAGACGCCGCACTGACCGCCATTCTCACCGGCGGCGTGTACGACGGCATGGAGGTGGCCGACATCTCCCGCCAGGCGACGCCGGCAGCGTACGACGGCGACAGCGAGCTGAAGCCCTGCGCCATCGTCAAACCGGAGACGCAGGCGCCGGCCGGGCCGCACCCCGACGGCTCACGGCTCTACGTGACGATCTGGTTCTACCAGCAGAACGGCAGCACAGAAATCGACGCCGGCCGGGTGCGGGCCTACCAGCTGCTACACCGGACGACGCTGGCAGGCAATGACGGATTGTGGGACGTGCGGCATGCCAACGACCTGCTGGGTATCGAGATGCAGGCGCTAGGCGTGCCAGCGATTATGTCGAGATACGTAGCAACGGTGAATCGAGGCTGAGATGGCGGGCTACGGAGAGACTCCATTCGGACTGCGCCAAATCGCCCTCTATGACACGGCGGGGGCGAACAAGGTGCTCCTGCCGGCGGCACTGATGCTGCACGTCACGCCGCTGCTCGCCACGGCCCGCTTCGAAGCCGACGGCCACCTGGTGGGCGCAGCGGGGTTCGTGGCCGGCGCGGAGTTTGAGATGGAGGCGGGCGGCATCAGCCTGGAGGCGCTCGCCAAGTTAACGGGTGGCACAGCCAACCAGGTGGGCAGTACGCCCAACCGCACGCTCACGCTTAGCCAGGATGCCGGGGCACAGATGCCCTATCTGCGCATCGCCGGCCGGGCGGTGAGCGACGCCGGCGACGTGATCTGCAGGCTCTACCGGTGCAAGGTCGAATCACTGGAGGGCACGTTCCGTGACGGTGAATTCTGGGTGACCTACTGCAAGGGAGTCGCAGTTACCAACGGCTCCATCGTGTATGAATTTGTGCAGGAAGAGACAGCCGCGGCGCTCTAGCCGCAGGAGAGAGACAGATGCCATTAACAAGCGACGTCAAGCCCTTTGGCTTGCGCCAGATCACGTTAGTACCGTTGCCCTCGGGCACGGCGGTCGCGCTCAGCGCTGCGCAGACGCTGAGCTTCAAAGAGGCGCTGACCTCGGGCGAGCTGCGGGGCAACGATGCCACGGTCGCCATCGCGGCGCTGACCGACAAGATCGAATGGAGCCTGGAGGCTGGCGGTCTGAGCTTCGACGCCATCAAGGTGCTGACCGGCCGCACCATCACGGCCGCTGGCACTACCCCCAACCAGAAGAACACGATCCTGGCCAGAGCTGGCGACACCTATCCGTACTTCAAGATTTACGGGAAGGTCGTCAACGACGACGGCTCGGACATCCACGTGCTCATTTACAAGGCCAAACTGACGGACGGCCTGGAGGGCGAGTGGAAGGACGGCGAGTTCTTCATCCAGAGTGCCAGCGGCATCGCCGTGGATAACGCCACGAAGCTGTATGAGCTGGTGCACAACGAGACGGCGACCACGGTCCCGGCGAGCTAGGTCAGCAGGCAAGGCAACAAGTCAGTATCTGAGAGAGGCGCAATTCATGAACTTAGCAGAATGGCGTGCACGGCAGCAGGAGGGGGAGGCGTTCACCCTCCCCTCCGGTCTGGAAGTGCGGCTAAAAAAAGTGGCGCTGATGGACCTCGCGCAAGCCGGCCAGATCCCGACTACGCTGCGCGCTCCGGTGGCGGAGATACTTAAGCGCAGGCCGGACCAGACGGTCGACCTGGCTGATGTGGAGAAATTCGGCCACGTGCTTGATGTGGTCTGCAAGGCATGTATCGTTGAGCCTGCAGAGTTGAAGCCGGAAGAGCTGCCTAGCTACGACAAGCAGGCCATCTTCAACTGGGCCAACCAGGTGGCCGGCCGGCTGGAGCCTTTTCGTCACCAACCGAACGGAAATGTGGAATCTTCATTCACTGTCGGCGACCTATCACCGGCGACCAAGTGAGGTCGTCGGCATAGACGACCCCTGGGCGGCCTACCAGTTCGATATGGCGGTGGCGCAGTTCGGGGCAGTAGTCGAGGGTAAGCTGAGCGAGCGGGACAAGCAAGGCAAACCGGTCAACTCCCTGGCAAAGCTACTAGGGGACGATGCGGCACGGGTACAGGAATATGCGCCGGTCAGTGCGGTAGGGCTGCGCAAGGTGCGGGTGAAAGAGGACGGGACGTGGGA